CTGCAAAGAGACGTAAGTCATATTGTGCACGATCAGCGGGGCAAATGAAACAATTTCCTAAAGCTGCAAAGAATCCTAATAGTAGATTAAGACAAGCTAGAAGAAGGTGGAAGTGCTAATGAACACTAAAGAGATTTCAACTGGTGTAATGATAGTTTTATTTGCAGGTGCGATTGGATGGTCTGTATCAACTTTAATTGAGGTTGATAAAAGAACAGCTATTATGGCAGAAAAAGTATCTGAAAATCACAAAATGATAAAACCTTTATGGGAAGATTTTATTAGGAGAAAGCAAGATGGTTATGTCGAGAGGTTCGATGAGCAAACAAATAGCAAAGTCGGTTTCAAGTGGAAATAAAAAACGACCAAAAAGAAAACGAAAAACAAAAAATATTCAGAGGAAGTCCTGTTAAGTACTGTTTAAATTGTAAAAAGAAAAGATGGACTTGTACTTGTTATAAGGTCAGTGGATTAGAGGAGTTAAGAAGTGCCAAAAGACGCATGTTATCGCAAAGTAAAAGCAAGATTTAAAGTTTTTCCAAGTGCTTATGCTGGAGGTGCGATTGCAAAATGTCGTAAGGTAGGTGCTGCTAATTATGGGAATAAGTCTAAGAAAAAAGCAGAGGGTGGTGTAATTACTGCTAAACAAGGTAAGGCTTTTACAAAAAGAAAATCAAAAAACAAAAATATTGCAAGAGGTTGTGGTCAAGTTTTAAATGAAAGACGTAAGGTCACAAAGTATAGATAATGGCAGTAAGAAAGACAAAAGCAGGTCTAGCCTTAAAGAGATGGTTTAAGGAAGATTGGAAAGACGTAAAGACGGGTAAAGCATGTGGTCGTAAAAAAGGTGAGAAAAGAGGTACGCCTTATTGTCGCCCAAGTAAAAGAGTGTCTTCTAAAACTCCGAAAACTGCTTCGGAGATGACTTCTGCTGAAAAACGTAGTAGAATAAATCAAAAGAATAAATTAGGTCAACCAGCAGGTAAGCCAAGACGAGTTAAATCACTAAAGAGAAGGAAAAAATAATGCCTATAGTTATTCAAGAAAAATTTAAAAACACAAATAAGAAAAAAGATAAAGTTGGTGGTGGTGGAATGGACATTGCTAAAACAACTAAAAAGAAGAAGCCTGTTAAAGCAATGATGGGAAAATCCATGAAAATGAAAAAGAAGTAAATGGCAACATCAAATTCAAGAGATTTCGACTTAGATGTCGGTGAAATAATAGAAGAAGCTTATGAGCGTTGTGGCTTGGAAATGCGTACTGGGTATGACGCAAAAACAGCTAGACGTTCATTAAACCTTATGTTTGCTGATTGGGCAAACAGAGGTTTAAATATGTGGACAGTCACACAAGACACTAAATCTATTACTTCTGGTACGGCAACTTATTCTTTCGATGCTACTCATGTCGATCTCTTGGAAGTTGTTTTAAGAAATAGTAGTGGAACTGATTTTACTTTAACTCAAATGAGTCGAAGTGAGTATCTAACTATTCCTAATAAATCAACCACTGGGCAGCCAAGTCAATATTTCTTTGATAGACAAGTAACTCCTACAATAACTTTGTGGGCAACACCGAATGCTACTTATACTCTTGTTTATTATTATGTAAGACGTATTCAAGATGCAGACACTTTAGTTAATACAACGGATACACCATTCAGATTTTTACCTTGTATGGTAGCAGGTCTTGCATATTATCTAGCTATGAAAAGAGCACCCGAAAGAGTCCAGCTATTAAAAGCCGTTTATGAAGAAGAATTTCAAAGAGCAGCAGCCGAGGATGCAAATAGTACTCCTTTAAAACTAACACCTAGCATGACGTACTATAGTTATTGATATGACAAATATAATAGAAACAAAATTTGGAACATTGGTTAACACAAGCAAGATAGCTTCTGGTAGTGCTTCTACTATAAAGAAGTCTGGAGCATTCTATAATTTTTCTATCAGAGTTGATAATGACGATATTCGTGAGTACTCGTTTACAGATTTAGCAAGAGCTGAATACATGAGAAGAGTTATGATTGGGCATTTAGAAGAAAAAATTAAGATGAGTTTTAAGAAAAATGGCTAGATACGCAACAGGAAAAAAAGCATGGGGTTTTTCAGATCGTTCTGGATTTCGTTATCGTTTGCGAGAAATGAAAACCGAATGGAATGGTTTGAAGGTTGGTCCTGATGAATATGAAGCTAAACATCCACAGTTAGAGCCTAATCATCCAGGTCCAGATCCTACAGCCTTGTATCAACCACGAGTTACAAGTCGCACAGAAGTGACCGTAGAGAATCTTCTTGGCTTAAATCCATTTAAAGTAAATAGCATAGGAACTTCTACAATTATTGTTACTGAAAAAAATCATGGTAGATCAGGTGGTGACACTGTTAGATTTAGAAAATGTCAACCCTTCTTCGGTTTTTCTAGAACAACTTTAGAGTCAGCTTCTGGTCACACAGTGGTTGTAACACCCGCCACGGATGAAAATACTTACATTATTTCTCTTTTATCTAGTGGTGAAACTTCAACAACTGTTGGATCTGGAGGAGGTGGTAGAGCCACTGCTGGCCCAGTTACATTGGAGGCATAAATGAAGTTGACAAGTTATGATGCTACGGCTAATGTTGGAACAGTTACAGTGAGTACATCATGAGTTTTACAAACACCACACTTACACAATCAATACAAGATTGGACTGAAAATGATGAGTCTACTTTTGTTGCAGAGATTCCTTTTTTTATAAAAAATGCAGAAGAAAGAATTTTCAAATCAATTGATCTTGACTACTTTAGAAAAAATGTAAGTGGTACTATGACTTCTAGTAATAAATTTCTAGAAAAGCCATCGGACTATTTAGCATCTTTTTCTCTATCTTATGTTGACTCAAGCAGTAATAATGTTTTTCTTTTACAGAAAGATGTGAATTTTATACAAGAATATAACCCTAATCCATCAACCACTGGCTCTCCCAAGTATTATGCATCGTATGATGTGGACAGCTTTATAGTAGCCCCTACTCCAGATTCTAGTTATGCAGTGGAATTACATTACTTTTATAGACCTGCTTCATTGACAACTGTTGATTCTGGTACAACTTGGATAAGCACCAATGCTTCAGATGCCTTACTTTATGCTTGTTTAATTGAAGCCTATACTTTTATGAAAGGCGAGCAAGATATACTACAACTATATACGTCAAGATTTACTGAAGCCTTATCTAGATTAAAAGTTTATGGCGAAGGTCAAGAAAACGCTGATGCTTATAGAGATGGATTACCTAGAGTCAGAAGGCAGTAAAGGTACCAAAGTGAAAGATAAAAGTGTAGCAATCGTTGGGCTAGGTAATAGCTTTTCAGAATATATTTTAGCGAAAATTAGAAGTGAACATTTTGATGAAGTCTGGGCAATAAACTCAATGTCTGGTGTTATATATCATGACAAGTGTTTTATGATGGATCCACCTTCTCGTTTCTTGGATCAAAAGTTTGCAGGCAAGCAAACAAACATTATGAAAGAAAGGTTAGAAAAAAAACTCAACATACCTATATTTTCGTGTGTCTTAGATGAGAGATGTCCAGATGTTGTTGAGTATCCATTGCAAGAAGTTCTTGAAAAAACTAAATATGCATACTTAAATAATACTGTTGCCTACAGTATTGCTTATGCCGTAGCACAAGAAGTATCGGATATTCATTTATATGGCATTGATTTTACTCATAAGAATGTAGCTTTCGCTGAAGCAGGAAGAGCTTGTTGTGAGTTTTGGTTAGCTATAGCTACTGCCAAAGGGATAAAAATTCATGTGGCACACAACTCTTCTTTGCTAGATACTAATGTTCCAGATGAAGAAAAATTGTATGGCTATCATAGACTAGATGATCCCATCGTTTCAACAGTCACACAAGGTAGTATGTTGATTACAAGAAAATCTAAACTAGAACCACCAAACCCAATAGAAGAAACACCTAACATAGTTGGCAGAAAAGATATACCAGGAGTAACTTATGAGGAGTAAAAATGTTTGAATTAGGTATAAGCACTGTAGGAAGTGTTAATGTTATGACTTCAGATAAAGGAGGTTTAACAAATGAACAAGTTGCTGATCTAGCCGTTGATAAAATAGTTAGTATTTCTGATCAAGCTCCAGCACATATTAGGCAACAAGCAAATCAATTCAGAGAACATTTAAAGAATGTTCTGTATCATTACCTGCTCTTGGCAAGAAAAGAAGAGCGTGGTAGTATAATTCAAGTTCTAGAATCAAGTGGTCATAAAGAAATGGCTGAATATATAAGGAGATTATAAGATGGCAATAGCCCAAGCAATGTGCAATTCTTTTAAAAAAGAATTAATGTTAGGCACACACAATTTCGCAACAAACGGAAATGATTTTAAATTAGCACTTTATGCAGAAGGTAGTGGTGGTAAATCATCAACAACTGCTACTTTAGGCTTTGGAACAACTGCATATACGACAACTGGAGAAATTGCAAATAGTGGTAGTTATACTGCTGGTGGTGGAGCTTTAACAAAAGTAGCTCCGTCTGTAGCTACTTCTACTTCTACTGCAACAGCTTTTGCAGATTTTGCAGATATAAGTTTTACAACTGCAACAATTACGGCTATGGGTGCATTAATATATAATGACACTAATGGTAATAAGTCTGTATGTGTTTTAGATTTTACATCTAATAAAACATCTACATCTGGAACATTTACAGTTCAGTTTCCAACAGCAGATGCAACTAATGCGATTATAAGGATAGCCTAAATGTCAAATTCTACCTTACAGGGTTGGGGTAGAGGCACATGGGGTCAAGGTCCTTGGAATGAGGAAATAAATGTTGTTGTTACTGGACTAGTAGGAACAACTGGTTTAGGCACTCCAAGTGGGATACCAGGTGTAAATGTAGCTGCAACAGGTATTTCTGCAACAACCTCCATAAGCCAAACTGGTGCTGGTACAGTTACCTATGCTGTTACTGTTGTTTCTGGCAATCCTTCAAATCATCCATATTACAATCAGGGATCTACTAACAAGTATGCCATTGATGGATCAACGGCATCAGGAGATGTTGTCTTAACCTTATATGAAGGCAACACATATAAGTTTGATCAAAGCGACAGTAGTAATGATGGGCATCCACTTAGATTTTATTTAGATGCAGCTAAAGGTACGGCTTATACTACGGGAGTAACTACTAATGGAACTCCAGGTCAAGCGGGTGCTTACACTCAAATAACAGTAGCTGACGGTGCACCAACATTATTTTATCAATGTAGTAGTCACTCCTTAATGGGAGCAACGGCTAATACTCTAGGTATCCCTAATGTTTCAACAACAACGGGAGCATCAGTAACTAATGTTATTGGTACAACAGCGTTAGGTTCAGAAACTGTTTTTACAGAAGTAACAGTGGGTGTTACATTAGCAGCAGCACAAACAACACTAGATAGTGTTGTCACAATACCACAATGTGTGGTATTCTTAACTGGAATTAGTGCTACTGGTGGCACTGGAGAAGAATTAGTATATAGTTTAATAGTTCCAGATCAAATAGCTAACTGGCGAGAGGTGGCATAATGGCAAGTACATTTGTAAATAATTTAAGACTCGAAGAGATGACCACTGGTGAACAGTCGGGAACTTGGGGTACAAAAACAAACACTAATTTAGAATTAGTAGGTGAAGCGTTAGGTTTTGGTACAGAAGCTATCACAACAAATGCAAATACTCATGCAACAACAGTAGCGGATGCAACTTCTGATGCAGGTAGAGCAATATATATAATATATACTGGAACATTAGATTCAGCTTGTACTATTACCATTGGTCCAGACACCTTGAAACGAGTTCATATAATTAAAAATGGAACAAGTGGATCACAAAACATACTTATAAAGCAAGGATCCGGTGGTGGTGCAGCCGTTACCATTCTTCCAGGAGAAACTAAAGTTGTTTCATTAGATGGTGGTGGCAGTGGTGCAATAGTAACAGATGTTTTTAGTAGCTTAAATTTAGCAGGTACAACCAAAGTAGATGATCTTACAGTATCAGATGATCTTATAGTTGGTGACGATTTAACTTTGAGTTCAGACAGTGCAGTTGTAACATTTGGAGCAGATAGTGATACTACATTAACACATACAGATGGTACTGGACTTACACTTAACGGCACTAATAAATTAACATTTGGTGATGCCGCTAGTTTTGTACATCAAAGTTCTGATGGTGTTTTAACAGTAGATGGTGAGGCAACCATTGATTTAAATGCAAGTACAGCCGTTCTTGTAAGTAATGATTTAAAATTAAACAGTGATTCAGCAGTAGTAGGTTTTGGAGCAGATAACGACACTACACTGACTCATACTGATGGAACTGGTTTAACATTAAATAGTACAAATAAATTAACATTTGGTGATGCAGCAAGTTTTGTTCATCAGTCAAGTGATGGAGTTTTGACAGTGGCTGGTGAAGCAACCATAGCTTTAGCTGCATCAACTGCCGTTACTGTAAGTAATGACATAACAGTAGCTGGAAGAGCAACAGGTACACAAACAGCAGATAATGATGGTAACTTTGATTTAACAGTAAGTAATTTTTGGACATTTACTCCAGATGGTAATGACACTATTACATTAACTAATCCTGCTATTGGTCAATCTGGTGTTATTTATTTAGATAACTCTGGTGGGCATACACTTTCGGCTCATGCTTCATTAGCTATTAATGCTGATGTATTAAGTGCTTTAACAACAGCAGGTAAATACATGATTTCTTATTACTGTACTGCTACAAGTGGTAATGACACAATATTAGTGTCTGCAACAGGAGCATTAACATAATATGTCTTTACTTCCAACAATAGGTGCAATTGACCAAGACACAGGTTTCTATAATGGTGTTGCTACACAGTCAGTGAGGTTTGATGATGGTAGTAGTGCTTTTTTAAGTAGAACTCCAGCAGGTGCTTCCACTAATTTAAAAGCATTTACTTTTTCAACTTGGGTCAAAAGAAGTAGTGTATCTGGTGCTACACACACGCTATTTTCAGCAGGTGCAAACTCTAATGATGTTACTATGATTAGATTTGAGGGAAATGGCATAACCGACACTCAACTTTCTTTTTTTAATTACACAAGTGGAAGTTTAACCACTACCCTTAAAACAAAAGCAAAATTTAGAGATTCTTCTGCTTGGTACAATATTATTGTTGCTTGTGACACAACACAAAGTGGTGCTAATAAAGCAAAGATTTATGTAAATGGTGTTTTAGTTGATGATTGGCACGATTCAAGCCATGACGAATATCCTAATGACAATTCAACATTTCAATTTGGTAATAATGTTGTACATAGGCTTGGCTCTCTAGCTTATTCTACTACCCAACTTTTTGACGGGTATATGGCAGAAACTAATTTTGTAGAAAATACACAGCTTGCACCATCAGTATTTGGAGAGCTAAAAAATGGTGTCTGGATACCTATAGCACCTTCACCAACTTATGGTACAAATGGTTTTAGATTACAGTTTGAAGATAATGCTGTAGGTACTCCAGAAAATGAAGGAGTTGTTGAAGATGATAATATTGGTAGGGATTCATCTGGTGAACACAATCATTTTACATCTAGTGGTATAGTCGCATCTGATTGTGCTATGCCTGATAGTCCTGAGAATAACTTCTGCACCCTTAATCCTTTAGACAAAGTTTTAACTTCATCTGCTCTTTCAGAAGGCAATTTAAGTGTTTCAGCAGGCACTGGCAGTGCTTGGAATAATATTATAAACTCAACTTTTAGCCTTACATCTGGAAAGTGGTATTGGGAAGTTTGTCAAAGTGGTTCAGGAGGTTTTGGTAAAATTGGTGTTAGACAAAATAATTCATTGACTTCAGCAGATGGTCCTACAGCAGGAGCATCAGAAGTATATTTATATGGTGGTAATAAGCATCAAGGCTCAACTTCAACAAATAGTGCTTACTATGGTTCAAATATGTATGCAGATGGAAATATTTTTGGTGTTGCAGTGGATATGGACGCAGGGAAAATTTGGGTAGCAAAAAATAATACTTATGGAGGTAGTGCCGACCCTACAACTGGTAATGGTGCTATGTTTACCAATCTTACTGAACCACAATCACCATCATTTTCTAGTTATAATAATGCAGGGACGTTTAATTTTGGACAAGATGATACATTTGCAGGAAACAAAACAAGTGGTTCAGCTAATGCCACAGATTCTGAAGGAATAGGTCAATTTTATTATTCGCCACCATCAGGCTTTCTAGCAATATGCACAGCTAATCTTCCAGAACCAACCATAAGTCCTAATGCTGATACACAAGCTGATGACCATTTTAATACAATATTATATACAGCAAATGGTTCTGCTTCAAGAGCCATAACGGGGGTTGGTTTTAAACCTGATTGGTTGTGGGTAAAATCAAGGTCTGCTACATATTATCATGGGTTGTGGGATTCAAGCAGAACAAATAAATCTGCATTATACTCAAATGCTACAGATGATGAAGATACTTCAACAGCAGGAACATTAGGTTCACTTGATGCTGATGGTTTTACTACACCAAATGTAAGTGGTGGTGGTTTCATTAATATTGGTTCTACAACATACGTTGCTTGGAACTGGAAAGCAAATGGTGGCACAACCTCAACAAATGATGCAAGTGCAACAAGTATAGGCTCACAAGATAGTGTGATTCAAGCAAATACCACAGCAGGATTTAGCATTGTAACTTATACTGGTACTGGTTCAAATGATACTTTTGCTCATGGAGTGCAAGTTAATGGTGTAGCTACAGCACCAAATTGGATTATACATAAAAGAAGAGATTCTGCTCAACATTGGGTTCATTATCATGTGGGAATTGGAAATACAAGGTCAGTCTTATTTAATACAGATGCACAAAATAGTGCTTCAGCAGTTAATTTTAATAATACATCACCTACACCAACTGTTTTTTCATTAGGCACAGATGCTTATGCAAATGCTAGTGGTGGTACTTATGTAGCCTATTGTTTTGCTGCTATAGAAGGCTACTCAAAGTTTGGCAGTTATACTGGAAATGGTAATGCAGATGGTACGTTTGTCTATACTGGATTTAGACCTGCTTGGGTTCTTATAAAAAAATTTAATGCTAGTGGTACGGATTGGATGCTAGTGGATTCTACAAGAGATACTATAAACCCAGTAGATAACACTTTGTTTCCAAGTGGAAACACTCAAGAATTAGATGGTGATGATAAAGATTTTGTTAGTAATGGTTTTAAACATAGGTCTACTGGTTCTTCTGAAAACGCATCAGGTGACACATACATATACATAGCATTTGCCGAAGTGCCATTTAAATATGCTAATGGTGGCTGATTAATTAAAAGGAGAAAATAATGGCTTGGAAACATAATGGTAGAACCATAAAAATAGGAAAAGCATGGGTAAGTGATGATAATACTAAATACCCTCGTCAATGGAACAATCTTACAGATGCAGAAAAAAAGTCTGCTGGTTTGGTTTGGGAAGATGATCCAGTAGTAGAAACTTTTGATGATAAGTTTTATTGGGCAAAAGATATTGAACGTAAACTAGCAGATGAAAATGTAGTTGATGAAGATGGCAATGCAGTCATTGACCCTATGACTGGAAAGCAAATGGTTCAGTTAGGTCTTAAATCTATATGGGTTGCACAAACAAAATCAACTGCAAATAGTTTATTACAAAAATCAGATTGGGAAATAACAAGAAAAGCAGAAAAAGGAACTGCGATAGCTAGTGCTACAAGCACATATAGAGATAAAGTGCGAACTGCCTGTAATACAATAGAAACAAAAATAAATAATTGTTCTAATCTTACTGCTTTTAAGGCATTGTTTGATACACCAACTGATAGTGATGGCAATCCTACTGCCAATTCACCTATATATGATTTTCCTGATGAGGGTTAATAATGCCTTTAGCAAAGCTACAATTCAAGCCCGGAATAAATAAAGAAACAACATCTTATTCTAATAAAGGTGGATGGAATGATTGTGATCTTGTTCGGTTTCGTTTTGGCTATCCAGAAAAAATAGGCGGATGGGAAAAGTACTCAACAAGTACTTTTCTTGGTGATTCTCGTTCTCTACATTCTTGGGCAAACTTACAAGGAAATAAATATTTAGGTATAGGTACAGAATTAAAATTCTATATTGAAGAATCTGAAGGTTATAATGATATAACACCTTTAAGAAGAAAAGTTGTTGGTGGAGAAGTTGTATTTGAACTTGGAGTGGGAGAAACAGTTAACTTTACTGTAAGTGGACTAGTAGGAACCACGGCACTTGGAAGTGAAATAGTGAACGCAGTTTCAAACGCACAATTTACTCCAGTGATAGTAGATGGTTTATCTTCTACCGCAGAGCTTGGCACAGTGGCAGTACAAACAGACTTATTACTTGTCACTCAAGTTGGTACAGTGATAATAGGTGGTGATGCACATGATGGTGGAGCTACAAATAGTAACACTACGATTGATGTTAATGGATAAAAAATGGCTATAACTTTTACAACTTCGACTTCTGCTACACAAGTCACAGTTAATGATTCTGGTCATGGAGCTTTGGCAAATGATTTTGTTACTTTTAGTAGTGCTAACACAGGTAATTCATCGTTAAATACTCAAATAAATAATGAGTTCTCTATTACATCAATAACAAATGCCAACAGTTATATCATCACACTTAGTGAAAATGCTGCTGCTACTTTGTCTAGTGCAGGTTCGGCAGATGCAGAGTATCAAGTAACCATAGGAATTAACACTGTTGTGCCCGGTGATGGATATGGTGCAGGTACTTGGGGAGCAGATGGATGGGGGTCAGCCTCTGGAGAAACTGCTGGTGGTGGCACTCTACGTTTATGGTCGCAAGATAATTTTGGCGAAGATTTGATTTTTAATCAAAGAGATAGTTTTATTTATTACTGGGATAAAAGTTTAGGTTTATCTACGAGAGCAAAAAATTTACTTGAGCTATCTGATGACGCTCCTAAAAAATCAAGAAAAGTTATTGTCTCTGAAAGAGATCGTCATGTTCTTTGTTTTGGAGCAAACCCTATAGGATCGGATGTACAAGATCGAATGCTTGTAAGATTTAGTCATCAAGAAAATCCTTTTTTATGGACACCCACTGCAACCAATACAGCAGGTGATTTAAGAATCGGTTCTGGTTCTGAAATAATAACTGCGGTTAAAACAAGAAGAGAAACAATTATACTTACAGATACTTCTGTACATAGTATGCAGTTTATTGGTCCACCTTTTACTTTTGGAATAAATCAACTCGCAAGTTCTATCACAGTCAAAGGTTTTAATTCGGCAGTAGCCGTAGGTGATTCTGTTTTTTGGATGGGCTATGATCGTTTTTATGTTTATGATGGTCGTGTTCAAGTTATACCTTGTTCTGTAAGAGATCATGTATTTCAAAATTTCAATGAGACACAATCAGATAAAGTTTTTGCGGGTGTTAACTCTGCTTTTGGAGAAGTGTTTTGGTTTTATCCTTCTGAAACTAATTCTGGTGCGAATGGCGGCACAGACGAAAACGATAAATATGTTGTATACAACTATGATCAGAAAATCTGGTATGTTGGCTCACTAGCGAGAACATCTTGGGTTGACAGAGGAGTGTACCAATATCCTTTAGCTACAGACTCTAGCTTTGTGTATAATCATGAAAAAGGTAATGATAACGATGGCACTGCCTTTACATCATTTATTGAATCAAGTCCGATTGACATACAAGACGGTGATCAATTTGTTTTCTTACGAAGAATGATACCAGATGTTAGTTTTGATAACAGTGATACTGGAATAAGCACTGATAATAATAAAGCCGTTTTTTCTTTAAAAGCACAACGAAGCCATAACGGTGGTTTTATAAAAACATCAACGAACAATGTTACACCGACCACGGAGCTTAATCATTTAAGATTGCGTGGAAGGTCTTTTGGTCTTAGAGTAGAGAGTACAACACAAGGTGTAAACTGGAGATTTGGAACACCAAGAGTTGATGTGAGAGTGGATGGAGATAGATGAGTAGACAATTAGTACCACCTACATTTTCGTTAGCACCAGAAGAATATGACGTTGCTTATTTTAACGATTTAGTAAGAAGTTTAAGCCAACTTGTGGTACAATTACAAAACCCTGGAGAGCTTAGAGGAACTAAGATTACTTTAACTGATTTACCTACAAGTGATACTGACTTAGAGGTGGGTGCTTTGTTTAATGACAATGGGACAGTTAAAGTTAAGGCATAGACGATTGAATAAATAACAAATAATTGGTATTATAAATTATGGGTATTTTTAGAGACATAACTAAAACATTAAAGAAAGCCGCTCCATTAATTGGTGCAAGTATTGGTATGTATTTTGGTGGTCCTATGGGTTCAGCGGCACTCGGAGGTGCACTCGGAGGTGGAATTGGATCATTGGTCGGTGGAGGAGATACTGATGATGCTTTGAAAGCTGCTCTTCTTGGTGGAATTGGTGGTTATGCTTCCGCTGGAGGAAACTTTACAACGGCTGGGCAAGCAGCATCTAATGCAAGCAACGTAGCAAGCAACGTAGCAAGTGCACCAACAGTAACTGGAATTGAATCTGCTAGTGCGGGTGCTGGAGGAGATTTTATATCTAGCTCTGCTATTCCAAAATTTACCCCACCAGTAGAACCATCAATGTTTGACAAAGCACTTAGTTTCGCTAAAGCAAACCCAATGTTAACCACGGCAGGGGTTGGTACTTTATTAGGAGCAGCAAGTGGTGGTTTCGATGAGGAAGTGGTAGGACAGAAAGAAACAATGAGAGCTTATCCAGTAGGCAAATCTAGGTTAGGTACTGGACGAATTGGTAATAAACTGTATAATTTAGATGATCCAGATGAACGCAGACAATATTTTGAAGACAATAGAAAAAGAAGAGAACCAAAAACTGTTTATTCGGCTGCAGGAGGCGAGGTCAACGGTCCAGGAACGGGAACATCAGATTCAGTACCTGCTAGATTATCAGATGGAGAGTTCGTAGTAACTGCAAAGGCTGTCCGTGGAGCAGGTGGCGGGGACAGAGATGTCGGTGCCGCAAGAATGTACGACATGATGTCGCAACTAGAAAGAGTAGCATAATGGCAGATCAAAACGTAACCCAAACTCAAACCGTTAGGTTAGCACCTTTCCAAGAAGATTTTTTAGCCGATATATTTGCAAGTGCAGAAGGATTGACGGGCGAAGGCTCGCAAATGCCTTTTTCTGCTCAACAGTTAGCAGCTTTATCTCCAGCTCAACAACAAGCAATATCAAGTGCAATGGGTGGTATAGGAGCTTATTCTCCTTATATGCAAAGAGGTGCTGAAGCACTGGGTCAAGGAATAGGTGCCGTGGGTGCAGGACTTGGAACAATTGGTTCAGCGATAGGTCAAGCAGGTCAAGCAAGCTATGATCCAACTTCTTATCAACAGTTCATGGATCCATATACAGAAGACGTTATTGCCGCAACACAAGCCGACATAGGTAGACAAGGACAAGTACAACAAAATCAACTAAGTGGTAATGCTATAAGTGCAGGTGCTTTTGGTGGATCTAGGCAAGGTGTTGCACAAGGTGAAATTGCAAGAAATGTTATGGATCAACAAGCAAGAACGGGGTCACAATTGAGGTCTCAAGGTTTTGCTCAAGCACAAAGTGCAGCACAACAAGCGGCACAACAACAATTAAAACAAGCACAACTTACTGGTCAATTAGGTCAAACAACTGGTGCTCTTGGTCAGTCCATTGGTGCTCTTGGTATGCAGACAGCAGGACTTGGTCAACTAGGACAACAGATGGGTACACAAGATATTAATACATTGCTAGGTATTGGTGGTCTAGAACAAGGTCAACTTCAAAAATCGCTTGATATAGCAAGAGCAAACTCACTTGCAGAACAAGCATTACCATATCAGCAAATTGGTTTTATGTCTGATATTTTTAGAGGAGTTCCATCTCTGCAACAGACTTATTCTCAAAGAACGGCTCCCGGTCCAAGCAAGAGTTCTCAAATGTTAGGTCTAGGTATCGCAGGTCTAGGTGCTGTAGGACAAGCGGGTGGCTTTAGTAAAATGTTCGGTTAGGAAGATTAATAATGAATGATCCTTTACAAAGAAAAATGTTTCGTCAAGCGGGTATGTCTAAACAACCTATGGGTATTCTTGCATCATCACCAGAGTTGATGACCACGGCACAACAAGCCATGATGAATAATCAACCTGTTAAAGCACAAAGTGGTATGATGACTTCATTATTTCCACCAAATCAAACTATCACAACCAGATCTACTGACAGAATTATACCAGGTTTTGAACAAGATGTTGTTGGAATAAATGCACAAACTCCTTTACAAGTTTTAAAACAAGAACAAGAAGCAAAAAATAAAACAATCGATACTTCTCTTTCCGAACCAAAACCTAATATTAATGATGTTAACAAAAAGATTATAGATGGCTCTATTGTTAAAAAGAAAGAAGATTATACCAATGCTAAGAATCTTGGTTTTAAAACTACCGATGGTGGTTCTTTCAAAGAACCTCTTTCTCAAAAATTTGAAAATCAATTAAATAAAGTAACTGAAATTCAAAAAGATGCTGTTAGATCTTTAGAAAGTGCAAACACTAGTGCTGATCAATATCAAATGGGTGGCAAAACAGTTGAGCAAAGAATTAATAATTTCACATCACTTGTTAATCAAAAAGGACAAGAACCCACATTAGCTGATGTGAAAGATGATGCCGTTAAGTTATTAGGTTTTGACCCCGATCAATTAGATCAACAATATGATGAAGATAAACAAGCTTCAATTTGGTTAAACATGATGAAAGCTGGATTAGCTGTTGCTTCTGGAGAAAGTAGTAATGCTTTAACTAACATAGCTAAAGGTTTTTCTTTTGGTTTAGATCAGTATGGTAAAGACATAGGAAAACTAAAAACAGAATTAAAAGCAGATAGAAAAGATGCTGCTAACACTATGTATAAATTATTAAAGGATGAGAAATCTGAAAGACTCGCAAAGAAAACATTAGAGATCCAACAAGAACAAGGTCTTTTAAACATTCAAATGAAATATGTAGGAGATCAAAAAGCTAAAGCTATGGCTGCATATAATATGAAAATGGATGGAGCTAAATGGAATGTAACTTTGGTAGGTACATTAGCAAAAATGAAAGGCGATGAAGCTGCAAGAGCTCTTCAAAAAGAAAATTTAGAAAAAACATTTAAACTTGGTTTAGCTAAAGCGACACCAAAAGAAATAGTTTTCTTGAGACAGTCTGGAGATATAAAATTAAAGCCTGGCATTACAGAAGAAATACCTTTTGGTGGTGATGGCTACTTTAATCAATTTGATGTGACTCCTACGGGTAAGAAAAAATTAGCAGACATGGCTTCTAATACTACAACTGGTATGAATACAGACTTTAAATATGAAGGCAGAAACTATGGTGCAACAGGTCAAGTCGGAGCCGTTTATCTTCCAAATCTTGAGGGCGTTAGTGAAGAGAAGAAGAAAACTTTTGGAATAGCTGCTGCCAGACACATGAAATCTTTAGAAAAGATTACAAACTCATATGACAGATTAGGAGCTATTTTATCTTTTGCTAGACAGCAAGGAGCTAAAATTAAAATTGATCAACTTCCTCCTGATATGGTAAATGATTTAAATGAGAAATCTGGTGGAGAGACTTCGAAGTCATTGAAAGAGTTATATTCAGATATACTTGTACGATAGTTTAGGTGACAAATGGCTACAGAATACACATACAAAGTAGATGGGCAAGATTATCTGTTTTCAAATGAAATTGGTCAAAAAGAAGCTGAAAGAATAATAAGAAATGAACAAGCCGTTGCTTCTGGTGAAGTTGACGAATACTCGTATGAAAATCCAGAAGATGAAGGTGCCTTACAAGAAATAGTAGAAGGTATAGGTTCTGGTTTGATAGCTATACCTCAAGGTGTAGCTGAAACAGGTGCTAGTTTAATTGACCTTGCAGCGGGAACCAACTTCACAGAAGCCGTGACTAGAGCAGGTAATTCAGTCAGAGATGCATTAGACATTGATCCAACAGGAACTGCTGGGAAAGTTGCAGAAGGTTTAACTCAATTTGCTATTCCTGGAATAGTTGCCGCAAACATAGTTGCTAAAGGTAGTAGACTTGCGAAGATAGCCAGAGGTCAACCAGAGCTACGAGGCAAACAATCCATACTTGATAAGTTTCGTGGTAAAAGACGAGGCAGACAAATTGGAGAAGATTTAGGTAGAGCTCCGAAAGGCAGAGAATTAAATCTTACAAAGAGTCAAAAGTTTGGTGAAGCGGCTCGACAAATTGGAGCAGCAGGTCTCGCAGATGCTCTTGTTTCAACAGATGGTACACAAACTTTAGCAGACTTTTTTGAAGGTGGTCCTACGCAAACAAAAGAAACTTTAGGTTTAGAAGGTAGAGAGTTAGCTGCAGCAAGATTGTATAATAAAGTAAAGCATGGATTAGAAGGTAGCGTTTTTGCAGGTATCTTACCACCCGTCATAGGTGCGGCTATTGGTGGTACAGCGAAACTTGGTGCACGAACCACGAGAGAGGTTGGACTAGGTTCTTTGGGTGCAGGTGTAGGTGCAGGTTATGAAGTTGTTGGTTCTGCAATTGAAGGAGAGATACCAGAGTTCGCAGATGTTTTGGGAAGTGCAGCTAAAGGAGCAGGTGTCGGTGTCGGTGTCGGTGTCGGATCAAGAGCTCTTGGTGCAACAGCAGATGTAGCTACTGGTGCTATACAAAGACAAGAAGACAGATTATTAAAAGGAGAGTCTATAAATAGTTTAGATAAAGCAGTGGCTAGAGCAGTCTCTGTTTTTAGGTATAGATCTTTTTTAGATCCAGCAACGGCTAGACTTAAATCATTAGTAAACCCAGCTGTTGAAGGTGATATAAAAATTGCAGAAAAACAATTAAAAGATATTGATAAAGAAATTAAAATTGCTTTGAAAGATCCAGACTACAATCAATTAAGTGGGTACAACAAAGAAAAATTAATAAATAATTTTATGGATGTTTTGGAAGGTGCAAAATATGAAGACTTGCAGATACCAAAACCTTTGTTTGAAGCTTTTTCAAAAGCCAAAAAATCTATTGATAGATTATCACAGAAAGTAAAAGAATCTAGCATAGCTCGAAACTTACCAGAAGAAATAACAGAAGGTGAGAGAAGAAGTGGTATGTTAAGAAAACAAGATTTTATAGATATTGTAAATCAGAACATCAATGAAGGTGGATATCTTTCAAGACTGTATCAAATATTTAACGATGATACTTTTAAGTTAGCTGATGATGTTAGATCTTCACTAGTTGATCAAATAGTTGAGGGAAAAGGTCTTGATATTTCTCATGTGAAAAAATTTTTACAAGATGAACAAGGGAGCTATTCTATAGATGATGCTTTTGTGAGAGATTGGAGAGCAGGTAATGTAAAGCTAACTCCCCTACAAGCAGACAGATATATAGATAACGTAACTAAATATTATAAAGGTTTAAAAAATGCAAAACCTAGAAGTTCTACTGGTGTAAGTATACCAGTTGTTAGACTTAACCCTGGCGTTGTTAATAAACCTCAAGTTGATAATGAAGTAATTAAAGCTATCATGGGTGAAATAAGAACTCCAAAAGAAGCTTATATACATACAATCGCAGAGCTCTCTAATTTTATCGCAGCTGACACATTTTATACTGGTTTTAAAAGATCAGCAGATGCATCTATAATTGGCACTGCAACAAGAAATGCAGAGAACATAGCAAGAGGTGGAGCGGGCGATGAGATTCCTTTATATGTAAATACAAATGCAGAAATTCAAGCAAGAGTTGATCAAATAAACGCAGAACGATTAGCACAAAACCCACAAGCAACAATCGAGAACGGTGGTTTAATCCGAACATTAGATCAAGCTCCTGATGGGCAAAAAGAAATGGATGAGATTCTAGAGTCTATGAGAACCAGAGGTGGTAAAATGGACTATGTTGTTTTAGGAAGAGATCCAGAAGCAGGTGGTGGTCAAGGTGGTACTGCTAGTAGAAGTGTTTATGGCGAGATGTATGGATATGCTATACCAAGACCTATGTTTGATGCTATGACAAATGTTGCAAATTCAAATCTTAGCCCCATGGTTGATTTTTTTAGAACTTTTTACGGACCTTTATTACAATTAAAAGGTGTTTCTCAATATGCTAAAACAATTCTATCTCCTATTACTCAAGTTAGAAACGTAACGTCTGCCGCCATGTTTGCTTTAGCTAATGGTAATGTTGGCAGAGGTGCGGGTGTTATGGAATCGGTTGATATGGTTTTAAGAGATCTTATTGATAAAGACATGAAAATAAAAGGTACTGACTTTAATTTAAATGATGATGTTCTAGATTTTTTAGTTGATTTACAGAAGCGTGGTGTTATTGGTAGCTCGGCTCAATTAAGAGAGATACAAGCAAACTTAAAAAAAGGTTTAGGATACAGAGACACAGGTCCTACTGGAGAAACAATACAAAACTACACAAGAAATGATTCTCAAGGTATTGTTAGCACTGTGCAAACACAGACTTCTCCAAACTTAACAGGTGTCTTAGACATCCCAACTAAAATTAAAGGGTTAAAAGGAGGACTAGGGGCTGTTGCAAAAGGTGCTAATAATTTAGGTAGAGGTTTTTTAAATAAAGCAGAGGGTTTATATAAAGGTGGTGATGATATTTGGAAGATATATAATTATCAGTTTGAATTAAATAAACTTAGAAATGCTAGAACAAAAATGATGAACGCTGGGGATGCTTTGGAGGCAGAAACAAAGTTTTCTAGATTTATAAACAAAGCTGATGATGAAACTATTGATGAGGCTATGAAAAGATATGCCGCAGATAATGTCCGTAATTTAGTTCCCAACTATGAATTAGTTCCAGAATTTATAAAAGGATTGAGAATGGTTCCTCTTGGTAACTTCGTGGCTTTCCCCGCAGAGATACTAAGAACAGGTTTTAATATTTTAAATACTGCTGCAAAAGAACTATCTAGTGATGACATTGCTATTAGAGAAATAGGAATGAAAAGATTAATGGGTGGAGTTACTGCTTTTTCTGTAGCAGGTGTCGGACTTCAAAGATTTGCTCAAAAATTAACTGACACAAGTGATGAAGAACTTAGTGCAGCAAATAGATTAGCGGCACCTTGGCAAAGAAACTCACAGTTTATTCCAGTAGGTAAAGATAAAAATGGTAATTTTGAATATATAGATTTTAGTCACACCAATCCTTATGATCTTTTGTCTAGAGGATTTAGAACTATGTTAAACACATATCAAGAAAGTAGCAAACTAGGAAAAGGTTATGGAGAAACTGCTACAAAAATTGCATACGAAAGTTTAACTGAATACTTACAACCTTTCTTAGATCAATCTATGATATTTGCGGCAATTCAAGATACCATGCCAAAATCAATCGGAGGGAGAGAAGGTCAAACGATGTCTGGTGCAAAGGTATATAGAGAAGGTGATAGTAGGTCAGTTGCTTGGGAAAAATCTTTAGTTCATATATTTAATACATTAATGCCAAATGCTATTCCTGTGAGAATTCCTGTAGGTGCAGAACTTGGTATTGCAGGAGGGAATTTTCCAGCAGGTGTAAAATCTGTAGAACTTGGTAGATTTGCAAGAGGTGTACTTGATGCAGACTCTAAAGAACCATCTACAGGCAGAGAGTATGATACTGGATCAGAATTATTTAGAGCATTTACTGGTGTTAACACTCAAATAATAGACAATAAAAAAGTAGCCTATTTTAAAGCACAAGAATTTAAAGGTGCACGATCCTCGGCTGCTACTGTTTTTAACGAAGCAGTTAACTTAGACGTAGCAGATAGAGATCAATTTTTAACTGCTTATCAAAGAGCTGACGATTCTAGACTTAGAGCGTTCAGAGTTTTTGCTTCACATGTAAATGACCTAAGAGAATTAGGTATAAGTAGAAGTGAATTGATGAAACAGTTTAAAAAAGCTGGACTAGGCACTGAAGAGACAAATGCAGTAATGCGTAATCGATATTTACCATTTACTCCTAGCCAGAAAAAAATAGACGAAGCTCGTAGGAAAGGTATCTTCGTTCCTCAAGGAGCAATAAATAGATTAAAATCATTAAGAAGAGGTATGTCCTTAAAAGAAGAACCATTGTTTGGTATTGAAGGAAATGAAACATCAGATGATCTAATGGATTTCTTTAGTTCAAATCAACAACCTCCCGTTCAACCCGTTCAATCTGCTCCTCAACAAGTTGTCGATACGAAAAATATGGACATAGATATAAATAATATGGTAACTAATGCTTTTAACATACAAACAAATCCAGTGACTAGAACTAGTCCTACGGTTCTTGGAAGCGACCCAACAAGCGTAGCAAAGAATATGGATATTGCTAGGAGAACAGCGTGAAACTATCAGACAACTTTTCATTAACAGAATTTACTAAATCACAGACAGCCGAAAGAAAAGGTATAACTAATAAACCTAATGAAATACATGTTATGGCTATGGAATCTTTATGTCATAACATATTAGAAAGAGTTAGATCAGCATTTGGTAAACCAATCAATATCAATTCGGGCTATCGAAGTGTTGCTTTGTGTGAAGCCATTGGATCAAAATCCACCTCACAACATTGCGATGGAGAAGCGGCAGACATAGAAATATATGGCGTAAGTAATTACGACCTAGCAAAATATATAGAAAACAATTTAAACTTTGATCAATTAATACTAGAATGTTGGGACGGTATTGATCCTAAC